CATGCAGAATCCCACTTCGGAAGAAGGGGCGTTGATCAAAAGAGATTGGTGGCAGATGTGGGAACACGATGATCCACCACCCTGTTCGTACATCTTGCAATCTTACGATACGGCTTTTAGTGCGAAGGAGACGGCTGACTACAGTGCCATTACCACCTGGGGTGTGTTTAAACCAAGCGATGGTGCACCGGAGTCCATTATGTTACTGGACGCTAAGAGAGGGCGTTGGGATTTCCCTGACCTGAAGACAAAAGCTTACGATGAATATAACTATTGGCAACCCGATATTGTGTTGGTAGAATCTCAAGCAAGTGGTACACCTTTGACGCAGGAGTTGCGAATGATGGGGATCCCAGTCGTGAATTATAGACCGACCAGGGGCAAGGACAAAGTTACAAGGGTTCACTCTGCTTCTCCAGTGTTTGAAGCAGGAATGGTTTGGGCTCCGGACACAGCCTTCGCAGAAGAAGTTATCGAAGAATGTGCAGCCTTCCCGTTCGGTGAACACGATGACTTTGTGGATTCGACAACACAGGCTATACTGAGATTTCGTCAGGGTAACTTTGTTAGGCTATTGTCAGACGAAGAGGACGATGAGCCAGTGCCCAAACAACGAATATATTATTAAGAGGTAATCAAAATGGCAATAGGAAAACTAACAAAAGAAGCACTTAAGAAGGCTAAAAAAATTAAAGAACAATCCGGTGCTCCAGAACCTGGAACAATAGGAGCTAGAAAACCTACACCTAAAGTAGCACCTAAACCTAAACCTAAAGTATCACCCACAACAGGTAAAACACGTGGAAGACCAAAAGGCTCTAAAAACAAACCTAAAACAGCAGCAGTTGCAACAAAAATTTCTCCAGGCATGAAAACAGCCATTGCTGCACCCGGAGTTGGGCTAACAACATTAGCTATAACTGAAAGTATAACTGGAAGAAAAAAACCAAAAGCAACAGAAGCAGCCAAAGTAACTTTCGGAGAAGCTTTCAAAGCAGCTCGTAAGAAAGGCGAAGGAACTAAATTTACTTATAAAGGTAAGTCTTACACTGCTGTAACCAAAGACGATCTAAAGAAGAAAGGCTACGATGCCAATGAACTGAAACAGTACGCCAACAGAAAGGGCAAAGCCAGAGGACCATTGCGTAGAGCAGGACAAGGCATTAAAAAAATTCTTTTGGGCAAAGACAAAAAGTTTGGTGGCGATAAAGGTGCTATTGATTTCATTAGAAAGCCTAAGAAGAAAGCTGCACCTCAGAAAAAAATGGGTGGCGGTATGGCTAATGCATCTGCACCTAAGAAATACAAAGCGGGTGGCATGGCTACTAAAGGGCTAGGCAAAGCTTACATGAAATCTAAGAGATAGATCATGGCTAAAAAGATAGCCAAGTCTTTAATAAAAAAACTTATTAAAGAGATTAAGGAATCCAATCCTTCTGATAAAGAAAAGGAGAGATACCGAAAAGGAAAACAAGCTCTTAAGTCTTATGTGCCTGAAATACAGAAAGCTCTTGATGATTCATATGGCGGTTCAACATTAAAAGTTATTAAGCCTGTTAAGAAAAGAAACGGTGGTCTAGCAACAAAAGGTCAGGGGAGAGCTTTTATAAAAGGTAAAAGATAATGGCAGATATAGATAAGGCAATTAACGTTGAAGAACAAATAGATCTTCAAATTAGAAACCGAACCAAGGGGATGGATGTTGAAGTCGATGTGACTGAAGAAAATCCTGAGATGGATTCTTTTGAACAGATGGAAGATGGAAGTATTGCCTTTGGCGATACCTTGCCTTCAATTGAAGATCCAGAAGACTTCTATGCTAATTTAGCAGACCTAATGGAAGATTCAGATATTAATTCTGTAAAGAATGATCTGATGAGTAACGTTGATTCTGATAAAGAATCTCGTAGCGATTGGGAGAAAACATACAAAGAAGGCCTTGAATACCTGGGCATGAAGTACGAAGAGAGATCTCAACCATTTGAAGGAGCATCTGGAGTGATGCATCCTTTATTGGCTGAATCCGTAACTCAGTTCCAAGCGCAAGCCTACAACGAATTACTACCATCTCAAGGACCGGTTAAGACACAAGTGTTGGGTATGACAACTCCAGATACCGAAGGACAAGCTTCTCGTGTTCAAGAATTCATGAACTATCAATTGATGCAGGTCATGAAAGAATACGATTCAGAAACGGATCAAATGTTATTTTATCTACCCTTGTCTGGTTCAGCATTTAGAAAGGTTTATTACGATCAAAATTTAGGCAGAGCCGTATCTAAGTTTATTCCAAGTGAAGATTTAATTGTGCCTTACGCTGCTACAGACTTGCACAGTGCAACCAGAATTACTCACGTAATCAATATGTCCATGAACGACATACGCAAATCACAACAAACAGGTTTCTACAGCGATGTGGATATAGATTCTGGCAACATGACGGCAGAAGACCTCGATGGTATTCAAGAAGGCATAGATGACTTGCAAGGCGTTAGCCCAGATTACAGCGATGACGATACGTGTAAAGTGCATGAGATTCATACCGAACTAGACATGCCGGGCTTTGAAGATCTTGACGATGAAGGCGAAGAGACGGGAATCAAACTTCCTTACATTGTAACCATCGGCAACAATAAAGTTTTAGCCATTAGAAGAAACTACAAAGAAGACGATCAACTAAAACAAAGAATCAATTACTTCGTACATTACAAATTTTTACCAGGTCTAGGATTCTATGGCTTTGGTTTGACTCATATGATTGGTGGCTTATCTAAAGCTGCAACGTCTATCTTGCGTCAGCTTATTGATGCTGGAACGCTTTCCAATTTACCGGCTGGATTCAAAGCACGTGGAATCCGTATTCGTAATGATGACCAGCCTTTGCAACCCGGAGAGTTCAGAGATATGGACGCTCCAGGTGGTAGTTTGCGAGACGCTTTTGTTCCGCTACCTTTTAAGGAACCAAGTCAAACCCTACTCTCTCTCCTAGGGATCTTGGTTGACAGCGGAAGGCGTTTCGCATCTATTGCTGATACACAAGTTGGAGATGGCAATCAGAATGCACCGGTAGGCACAACCATAGCCCTATTGGAACGTGGTACTCGTGTAATGAGTGCTATCCATAAAAGACTTCATGCAAGTCAAAGAATTGAGTTTGAAATTTTAGCCAAGGTGTTTGGAGAGTATCTACCGCCTAGCTATCCTTATTCCACATCGAATGGCAATCAAACAATCAAAGCCACAGACTTTGATGAAAGAGTAGACGTATTGCCCGTTTCAGACCCAAACACTTTTTCCATGAGTCAACGAGTTATGATGGCTCAAGAACTGTTGAGAACAGTACAGAGCAATCCAGAGATTCATGGCCAAACTGGTATATACGAGGCTTACCGAAGAATGTATTCTTCTATGGGTGTGCAAAACATTGAACAGCTTTTGCCTCAACCTCCTCAACCACAACCAATTGACCCAGCCAATGAGAACGCAAGTTTAATAGCAGGAATGCCAGCTCAAGCGTTTGCCGGACAAGATCACGATTCACACATCAACAGCCACATGTCTTTGTATGGAACGATAACCGCACAGTCAAATCCAGTTGTGTTGTCTTTAATACAAGCACACATCTATCAGCACGTTTCATTTAGAGCTTCTGAAATTGTAGACGAACAAAATGCTCAGAACCCAGAAATGCAAACCATGATACAACAGATACAACAGTTGCCACCAGAGACGGGCATGGAGTATCAACAACAATTGCAAGAGTCTGTAGCAAAAGATATAGCTGCTGTTGTGTCACAATTAACCGAACAGATTAATGCTATGTTTATGCCACCACCACCACAACCAGATCCTTTGGTTGAGCTAAGAGGCAAAGAGTTAGACATTAAAGCAGATGACTTACAACGTAAGCGTGAAGAGTTTTCTCAACGCCAACAATTTGATGCTATGAAAGCCATGCAAAATAATCAATTAGCAGAACAGCGTTTGGTTATTCAGAAAGACATTGCTCTTATGAAAGATGATATAGCCAAAGAAAGAATAGATCAGTCTGCTCAATTTAAAGCAATGGATATAATGAGAGGTAACAAATGAGTTCAATTAGAAAAGAACAAGCAGAAATGCAAAAGCAACAATTAAAATTAGAAGAGGAGCAAAGGATCAATGCCAATCAACCGATCGTCAATGAGAATGCAAATATCGACATCGACAAAATCGCGAAAGAAGCCGACAAAGAAGCCAACGAAATACTCGCAAAAGTCGTTCAAGAAAGCAAACCAAAAAAGAAAGCTGCCGTTAAAAAACCTAAAGCTGTCGTTGAGACTAAGGCCAAGGTAATTAAACCTAAAGTAAAAGTAGTAAAAAAGAAAAAGTAATGCCTCTAAAAAAAGGTAGCAGTGATAAGACGATATCTGCTAACATAAGTGAATTGACACGCAGTGGCAAGAAACCAAAGACGGCTATTGCTATAGCTCTTGAAGAAGCAAGAAAGTCAAAAAACAAAAAAGGTGAAAAAAAATGGAAAAAGTAAAAGGCGTTAAATCAAGCGTTAACATTAAAGATCAAGGTACTGTTAATTATTCAGATCTACAGACCATTGCTAATGGCGGTAAACCCGGAAGACACGGACAAGGTAATTCTCGTGGTGGCGGTATAGCTCTAAGAGGTACTAAGTTCTACGGCATTTGCTAGTATGGCTGAAGAAATTACCACAGCACCGATGCCACCTAGGCAACCAAGACCAAGTCTTATATCTGGCGGTCCCGCATACTTTACACCTGAAGGCTATCAAGCTCCTGTACAACCAGAGCAGGCATTCATGCCGACTGATACCAGACCTGATCCAATAGGGGAAAACTTTAGAAGACAATATCCGGATAGGCCTATGCCTCCTCCGCCTATGCCTACACCTCAGCCTCAGCCTGAGCCTCCTTTTGATCCGGGACCAATAACTGGTGGACCAGTTTATCCTGATCCTATTACTACACCCACACCTGCACCACAACCAGAATACGATCCTTACGCACAAAGCGACTTAGGTAAAAGAGCATTGGGTGGTGAATACATTAATTCAAAAACCTTCCATTGGTTTGATCCAACAACTGGGAAAACTGGAAGTACAACAGAAGGTTGGAGCAGAGTTCCTGATTCAGTAAAAGGT